TTTTTGATTTGCACCGCTCAAAGCCGTTATTCCACCACAGCTTCCCTTTCTGCGTGGCAGACCTCTTGGCGTTGGACGCAGCAGAGTGCGGCCCTTGCGGGACGCCCATCTTGGAGGCGGACATCTTCGCTATAGCTTCCGGCGTGTGAACCCGACCTTTCTGCGTGGCAGAAATCTTTGCCTTCGTAGCTGCGGTTACCTTACGGCCCATAGCTGACGCAGACATCTTGGCTTTGGACGCAGCGGTGTGCTTCCTACCTCTCTGGGCTTCAGACATCCTGGCACGGGTTTCTGCCGAGCGTTTCTTGCCCTTAGCTGATGGAGGGCAGGCCGCAACCTTGGCTACATTCAACTCTGGCTTGTAGAAGTCCATGAACATCTGCTCACGGACAAGGAGGTCGTCCTTACTGCATTCCTGCAATATAGAAAACTCATGGGCATCCACCCCGTACTTCTTGAGCGAACGGTAAATGGCAGGTTGAGCCTTGCAATCAAGCCTCTTGTACCTTCCCCACCTATGATCCATGTTCATGCTGCTACCAATGTAGAGCCGACCATTAGGGTTCTGGATGTAGTAAATGCCACAAGTCATTGATATTCCTTACCAGTAGGGGTTGTCGTCATGAACGTAGCGGGCTGCGTTGATGCTCCGTGACCGCTGCAAGTGGGCCTTGTACGCCTGCTGTCGCACCACAATAAGCTGCTCCACCAGCGGGTTGCTGTAACCTGCTGAAGCGAAGTATTGCAGGGCAGCGTACAGGGCAATCATGTCGTGGAAGGGAATCAGGTCATCGATCCACTCGTTGTCGCCAACGGTGGTCTGGGTCCAATCCACCTGACTGACCGGGACGTAATCGATGCGGTAATCCCCGCTCTGGTTGGCACTGAAGAAAAGGGCCTCTGCCGACAGCAGCACCATGTTGAAGCTACGTTCGATGGAGTCCAATTCTTCCCGGCTGGAGACGGGGTACATGTAGGTGCCAATTTGCCCGGTGGCGGTGTTGATATTGACCACACGCACAAGCTGGTAAAGCCGGTTTGGGGCAGCGGCACCCAACAAGATGCCCGACAAGCTGTAGGTCCGCACATCAGCCAGCGTCATCAGGTGTGTGGCGATGAACCGCTCGGGGTCGGCGTTGACCATGTATTGGTAGTAGTGGTCGTAGCCGATTTGCAGCCACGTTTGGGCCACAGCGTCGGTCATGAAGCCTTGGTCAGGCTCGTCGGTAAGCTCCCTGAAATAAAGAGCCACGTCTTCAACATACTCAAGGATTGCCATTATTGTGTCCCCTGCTGCGGAATCGCACCATCAGCCCGGATGGCCTCGTTGGTGGGGTTGTTGACGGCGTTCATCTCGGCCTGTCGTTCAGCAGCGTTCACGGCACTGCCCGCAATCTGTGCCTGCATCCCCGGTGACTCTGCCATACCAAGCTGGGCGACCGCATCTTCACGGCTGTCAGGTCGGGAGGCTTCGGACGGTATGAACTGCCGTTTGATAAGGTCCGAGATGTACTGCTGCCGGTGGTCGGGCAGGGCGTAAAACTCCGGTGTCCGCATGAACTCGCTGAACACTTCCATGAACACGTTGCGGTCGTCGGCGGGGCTGAGGTCAAGCAAGGCGTCACCTTGGGCAACCATCTTGAGCATGGCCGTGGCGTGGCTAACCTCCTGCATGTGTTCAATGAGGTAGCTGTTGCCGGTGCGGAAGGAAAGCTCCTTGAGGGCCATCTCCTTGTCGATAAGGCCAGCCTGAAACTGTGCAAGCACCCGGTTTTCCCGGTCCTGAATGCTGTCCTGAAAGAGGGTGCCCGTCTCGATAAGCACCTGCGGGGCTTCAACGATGTCGGTGTTGGCAAGCTCTTGGAAAATCACCCGGCCCAAGGTGCCCATCTGGCGGACCATGACCGGCTCGGTGATATTTTCCTTGGCGTAGCACAGGATGCTCTCGGCCATGCCCTGAAAAGCATCTTCGATGCACTCTTGGCTGACCTGAATACTGGACAGGTCGTTGCTGGTCTGGATTTCCAGTGCCTTACCGGACTGCCCTGCCTGACGACGCCCAAGGGTTGCACTGTGGATACCTGCAACGTCCTGCATCTCTGTAGGGATGGTGCGGAGGTTGTCGATGACGTAAGCGGGCAGGGGGACCCCTACAGCCTGTGACGGCTTGATGGGGCCGTCGAAGTAGACCTTCTCCCCGGTGTTGGCGGTCAAGGCGTTGGCGGCTACGTTGCTCTCGCTATGAATGAACCACTTGGGGTTCGCCATCTTGGCGGCGTTCATCATGACCATTTCACGGCCAGCGTTGTAGACACGCTGAAGGTCAATCAAAGGCTCTACAAGGCCCTGACCGTAGCTGACGTTGGGCACCTCGGTCCAGATGGCAACGTGGACAGGGGTAATACCGCTCGGGGTGGGGAAGCGGGAAAGCTCCTGCCCGTTGGAATAAACGAGGTGTTCACCGTCATGGTAAACATCGAACACTTCAATTTTCCCCGGTGCCGGTTGGGCGTCGGTGTAGCGAAGCTGGCTGTTGAAGTTGCCCGACCCTGCCGAGTTATCCACACCCTCGATGTCGATGAAGTCGGGGTAGGCTTTCTTCAAGTCCCTTGGGGTGGCCCAACGACGGATTGCAATCCAATCGCTGTCTTCATGGTTCAGGGCACCCGAATCCCAGAAAAGGTCAAAGGCATTTACGGCCCGGATATTCGGGGTGGTGTCACCCGGCTCCCAATAAACCTGAACCGCACCTGTGCCCAAGGACAGCAAGTATTCCACCAGACGGCGGGCAACCCGGTCCACCTTGCGGACATGCCAAGTGTAGCGAAGGTAGACCTCGCTGCTTTGGGCCTGAACGATGTGGCCTGAAGATGCACTTGTGGGCATGACCGCAACACCGGGGTAGTTGGTGCTGAGGCGGGACAGGATATTCTTGTAGAGCGGGGCAATCAGGTTGATGACGATGTGGCGGGCACGGCCTCTGCTGCTGATGCCGCCGTAGCCTTGGGTCACCGGGTCGTATCCACCGGGGTGCTGCTCATTGTTCAAGAAGCGAAGGCAGATTTCCCACCGCTTCTCGTACAGACGCTTCTGCGTCCTTGAGGCTTCCAGCCGGTCTTGGATTTCTGAGGGTGTCAGGGCCATTGGTGACTCCTACTGCGGGACGGGTGCCGGGGTGGGGTTTTACCCGCTTACGGCACCCCGCCCCAGCAGCCGGAATCAGTCAATGCGGACGGTGATGTGGATTTCGGCGGTAGGGACGCCCGCACCCGCAACACCAACCAGCGTGAACGAATCGCCGGGTTGGAAGTCGGTCACGGTCGTATCAACATCCGAGGCGGGCATCAGCACTTCTCCGGATGAGGCGACAGCCACATCGAAGGAGCAGATAGGGGCCGTCACAATGCCACGCAGGCGGTTCAACACCAAGGAGTCACCGGCCCCGCCGTTGCCAATCTTGAAGCCGGAGATGCCCACAACACTGAAGAAGGACTTGTTCGTTTCCAGAGTCACCGTGCCGCCCACTTGGGGCATGTCCATCTGGATCTGGAAGGATGGGGCCATAACGGCCTCAAAGTATGTGCCCTGATTAGACTCGATGTTGCTGGCGTCAACTCGGGTGTAGACCCCTCGCTGGATAGAAGAAACAGTCATCAAAACCTCCGTCCGCCTTGGCGGCACTCTGTTAGTAGCCCACCTTCATTATGCTGACCCCTGCGATTGGTAGGCAGACCGAATCAAGTTGGCGATGCTCATGCCGTCCACGTCGTATTCATCGGCTTCGTAGTCGTAGTTGTCAGGTGCAAGCCGGGGGTCATCCCTGTCGGTGAAGTCCCCGGTGGGTTCGTCGGTGTCGGTATCACCTTCTTTGTCTTGGGAGGCCTGCCAAAGCTGAAGGGCCTTCACGAAGTTGCCGGTCCAGTCTTTCTCTTGGGTGTCACCACCCTTGCCGCCCTTTGACTTGGGCTTGGCGGGCTTGGAGTGGACTGTATCGACGGCTGCCCCACCGATTTTTGCACCAAGGGCTGGGTTGCCGTAGTAGGCCCCGATGGCTGTGCCAATCAGGGTGCCCGCTTTCTTCTTCTTGCCGTACTCACCAGCCTTGTGCCGGTAGGTACTCCATTCTCGTTCTTCGTCGGACAGGACGCCTGACAGCCGGGACTCCGCAGCGATTCTTCGGTTGGCGTAGTTTTCAACGGCTGATGGCATTGTGTCCCTCTTATGGCTTGGCCCCGCCCCCGTCAGTCTCCATCAGGGGGCGGGGCTGCCGTTCGCTCAGGCGGTCAACTAGAAGTCGATGCCCGTCAAGACGCACTGGACGTTGTAGCGGTCGCAGGCCGTCTCGTAGTAGTGACGCCACGTCGCTTCGTAGCTGTCGGTGTTGGCAACACGGCTCAAGATGCTGCCGTCGTCATCCATCCAGCTACCAGCGTCAAGCTCGTAGGTGGCCCAGTGCTTCTTGACCAGCAAGAAGAAGGTGCCCCGGTGAGCGTGGCGGCTGATCAGGATGGGCTTGCCGTTGTAGCCGAGGCCACCAGCGAAACCAGCGTCACCAGCCTTCGCCTTGCTGCCGGAGTCCACCATCAGGTTGGCGGCATTGGTGCCCACCAACAGGTCGGTGTATTCAGCCCGCATGGCCGGGTGGGTGAGGATGCAGTCAGGCTCGGCACCCTGCTCGGACACCGTGTCGAACGCAGCCTGAATACGCTTCAGGTCGAGTGCGGCGTAGATGTCGTTCACCGGGTCGATCAACAGGAAGTTGGACCGAAGCTGTGCGGTAGCCGCCTTGCTCTGACCGTACAGGGTGACGGCTGCGAGGTTGGAGGTAATACCGTTGGGCTCGTCCGCCCAGTTGCCAGCGACACCACCGATGATGGTGGAGGGTGCGTCCATGACCACAGCCATCACAACCCCAGCGGGGACCGGGACGGTGTTGATGTTGGCGTTGAACGTGATGCTGCTGTTGGTGATGGTGTTAACCCGTGTCGCTACACCGACTGCGGTGTAGTTGTCCAAGCGGAAAAGGCCCGCTGTGGTTGCAGCAGCACCCAAGGTGAAGGGCACCTCGACCGTGGAGGTACGGCCAGCGTACTCAAACGCTGCGGCGTTCTGCTTCTCCCACACAAAGCCCAAGACCGACCCACCGTGAACGGCAAGCTGGTTTTCGAGGTTGGCGACATCTTCGGCCAGACGGTCCATCTCAGCCGCCATCCACGTCTCAAAGGCACCCTTGGAGGTCTTTGCGGACGCCATCGCCGGTCCAGTAATCTGGGCACGGCCATAGACGAACTTGGCGTGGATGGTGAGCTTGCCGAAGGTCTGGTTGCTGATAGCACCAGTGCCGGGGAGGTTGTCCATCTCAGCGACGGCACCTACTGACGTGTTGCGGGCGATGTGCAGGCTGATGACGCAGGACTGTCCATTCCACGACACGGTGGTGGACTTCATCAATGCACGGACGTTGGCCTCTTGGTTGATCTGGTCACGGACTGGACCAACGTAGTATTCCTTCAGAATACCGGCGAGGTTGGTAAGAATGGCTACCATTTTGATTTACCTTTGCAGGGTGGGCCTACCACTCTGCGGTTCGTACTGCGGCCCGCATTGCTTTGTGGGCCTCAGCTAGGGTTCGGGGCTTCACCTTGGTCTTGCCTGCTGACCCGGAGGTCTTGAGCTTGGGCGGGACTTTGGGTTCAGCCTGCAAGGTCGCCTTGTAGTCATCTACTGCGGCCTGCTTGATGCCCCGTATGTGTTCGGAGTAGGCTTTCGCCACCACCAGCACATCCATTTCAGGGTCATCAGAGACAGCCTTATACAGCACCGACTCCGGGACATCCGGGTGGGCTGTAAGGGCTGCTGCCACTTCCGCATCCAGCACCTTGCCTGCGGCTGCAAGCTCGATACGGTGGAGGCGGGCCTCAACGGAGTGGTCGGTGATGTCATCAACCTCGGAATCGGGGTCGCTGAAATCACCTGCCCGTAGCTCGTCA